TGAGGTGTGAATGTTCGCAATCGACATGCCAATGATTGTTGTTTCGGTAGAACCAGCACCAGTATGAACCGTGGCAGCGGAAGTGCCTACTCCAGTGTCTGTCACCAGTTTAAATGAGTTTGCCATTGGTATCCCTCTTCGGATATATTATAGATTGTTTTGCGTAGTTTGTCAACCCAAAGCAATCGCCATTGCTACGGCTGCGTTGTTCGCTTCTGTTACCGCAAAGGCTGTGGTAGCGATAGTTGTGTTGCTAGTCCCGGCAGACTGCGTAGTGCCTGTAACTGTGCTAGACAAAGAGCCGCCATTGATAGTTGGGCTGGTCAGGGTTTTGTTGGTCAGAGTCTGAGTGCCCGCTAGTGTTGTTACTGTGCTGTCGATAGCAAATGTAACAGTGTTACTGGACCCGCTGGTATCAATGCCGGTTCCTCCAGTAAAAGTCATAGTTTCGCTGTCAAGGTCAATAGACAACGCTCCACCACTATCCGCTTGGAAATCCAAATCAGACGCGGTGACCTGTGCGTCTACGTATGTCTTGATAGCTTTTGCAGAAGCAAGGGTGGTATCGGTGCCCGCTACGGATGACAGGTCAGTATCCAGAACACCAGACTTTAGGTTGTCCACTTCAATGTTGCTAACAGTGTTGTTGTCAGCATCAATGGTCTTGTTTGTAAGGGTGTCTGATGTTGCGCGACCTACAAGGGTATCTGTATCAGTGGGCAGGGTAATCGTCCCTGAGTTGCTAATGCTGCTAATTACAGGAGTTGTAAGAGTCTTATTAGTAAGAGTCTGCGAACCTGCAAGGGTTGTAACGGTTGAGTCAATGGCAAAAGTAACAGCGTTACCTGAACCGCTTGTGTCGATTCCTGTACCACCAGTAAAGGTCATCGTCTCACTGTCGAGGTCAATCGACAACGCCCCGCCACTATCGGCTTGGAAGTCAAGGTCTTGTGCAGTTACTTGGCTGTCAACGTACGCCTTGATAGACTGCTGCGTAGCCAGATGACTTGCGCTGTCTGATGACATATCATCTTCATCTTTGATAGACGTGCCAGATATGCTGCCGTTAAGAACTGCAGAGGTAAGAGTTTTGTTTGTTAGCGTGTCTGTAGTGGTACGGCCTACGAGTGTGTCTGTGCTAGTTGGCAGCGTAATCGTTCCGGAGTTGCTGATTGTAGCAATCACTGGAGCGGTCAAAGTTTTGTTGGTTAGAGTTTGCGAACCTGCAAGGGTTGCTACAGTAGAATCAATAGCAAAAGTAACAGTGTTGCTTGAGCCGCTAGTATCAATACCAGTGCCACCCGTAAACGTGAGACTCTCGCTATCAAGGTCGATGTTAAGTGCGCCACCGCTGTCCGCTTGGAAGTCAAGGTCTTGCGCTGTGACTTGTGCATCGACATAGGTTTTAATTGCCTTTGCTGAAGCGACGGTATCGTCAGAGCCGGATACAGACGAAAGGTCAGTGTCTACGTCTGTAATGCTAGAGGCTGAACCGATAACAAGACCGTCTACGGTTGCTGTTCCATCAAGATACAAATCTTTGAACTGTACGCTGGATGTTCCCAAGTCTACATCGTTGTTGGTTACAGGAACAACGACACCATCTTGGAATCTAAGCTGCTCTACAGAAGAACTGCTCACATCCACAAAAACCCCAACGCGATTGTTAGGGTTGTCAACTACTACTTTGTTGAGCGGCGTAGTTACACCGGGGTCACCTATCAGTCCAATTACCGGACCTTCAGCGGCTGTACCATCGTGTTTGTGACCAGACGAATTGTTAAACGCAGCAAGAACTTGGTCAAACTCATCGTTTGAATGTGCTGCATTGATAACGTCGCCGTCAACATACGTGGATTGTCGTGTGTAACCTGCCATGTATTATCTCCTGCCACCCGGTGTAAACTCTAGTTGGTAGCCTTTTATTGAAATGGGTGCAGCCCCTGCTCTATCATCAAGTCGAACTGCAACTGTGAATCCTCCACCCTCTACACTCTGTCGAACCAGCGGAGTTCCTGACGAGCCGTAGACTGCTGTTCCGTACGTCGATGCAGCCAGTCCGTAGATTGCGATTGCTGCTCCTGCTGTGAGGGTATATTCTGCAGGTTGCGGAACATCAGAAGAGTTGAAATCATAACGAATACGAAACTTTGAATCTACAGCACCGTCGTTATCGTAGTTCCAAATGATGCGCTGCATGAGTTTGCGTATGCCCGCGTCACCCATCGTAAAGTCTGGAGAGCGATAAATGGCCGTCATATCCGTGCCATCAAAGTCATCGCCAGACTCTTGCTTGTATATGTATCCGTCGTATCCACCGTGCAAGACAGTTTCGACGCCACTTACAAAACCTGACACGCAACACGTTGGACGAATGCCACTTATGTCTGCGTACTCCCAGCCCATGCCGCCTTCAACGCCAGACTTAATAACGCCGATAATTCCGGGGCTTTTTAGCTGGAGGGCCGCAGACGCAGTGTCGTCTGGGAAAAACAAGCGGTACTGGGTCTTGCCCCGGATTACTACAGATGAAATCCTGTCAGTATCTACGTTGTCGAGTCGTGGCTGGATTTGTTTCGAAACTGTACCCAGTTCCACGTCGCCAATCTTTTCAGTACCTGCAATCGTTCGCAGACCGTCCGGAGCAAGATATACAATATCACCAGCAATCTCCTGAACGCTAAATCCATCTACACAGCCGATGTTTCGTGTTACAGGCTGCAGTTGAAAGTCTGCAATAGACGAACCCGCAAGAAAGAAAATCTCATCTTCACAAAAAATAAACAGGCGGTCACGAAAGACTTTAAGTTTTTTAACTGCACTATCTACGCGAATAGACCCGGCCCCGTTAGCCGTAGAAAAGTCTGCTTCATCAAAGGGTGCGGTAAACACGACCTCTTGGGGGTTGGCTGACATGCCCGCAAAAAATACATGATTCTTAAATACTGCAACAAATTGTGGGTTGGCAGGTGCCCCTGTGGCATTCAGGTCTGTTACAGAACTGTCATTGTATGACGATGCGTTGTTTGCACCGTCGCACCATATTACTTTTTCAGTGTTGTCGAAATTAAAATTTGCAAAATCGTAGCGACCTGCAGATGTGCGGCCTGTGTCGATGCTAGTCCAGCCGCTGCCTGTTCCCTTGTATACTGCAGTGCCTTTTGATACAATCGCTTGATTTTTGTACAGGTGTACACCAAGAATTGTGCCGCTAGACCCGCCCACCTGATTAGAGTCGTACTTAGTAAAGCCATTAATCCGACGATATCCACCATTGATGTCAGGCTCAAAGTTTTGCAACTGTGTAGCAGCACCGGGGGGTAGGGTAAAGGCATCCTTGTCAAGTACAAGACCGCCGCCCAACCGTACGATAAATGGGCTGAGTAGCGAGGTATCTGGCATATTATACGGCTCTCATATAGTCCTTGCGGTTGATAAGTTCTACACGCATCCGGCTCAAGCCGTCTGTGTAGTCGCGCAATGCAAGCTGTGAAAATTGCACATCAGAGCGAAGCATGTGGGCGTAGTACCTTGCGCGGTTGACGATAACATCGTGGAAGCGTTCCGGGATAGTTGGGGTATCAGTGTTTGCAGCCATGTCGCTGGTTGTCTGATAGTAGTAATACCGAACAGTGTAGGTCGATACATCCGGCACAGGAGACAGGCCAATCTTTGTATCCGGAGTTTCGTATACGTACTCTGGCAAGGAACGTGAACTCGTGTCCGGATTGGTGTCTGCTTCGTTGCGTCTTTCTAGGTATTCATCAAATGAAATAAAAGACAGCTTGCGTTCTGCAGTGCTGGCCGACTCTTGAACTGTAAAGCTATCAAAATCTACTGTCTTTGCATCAGACTCACGAGAGTATTCCGACGTACCTGCAGTAGTGGTGAAAGACTGATTTACAACAGTAAACGGCCACTCCACTTCAGAGTTGATGATATCTCGCTGCGCCTTGTTGATAAAGTCAGCAATAGAGGTCTGAATACCACGAGTCGAGGTCACGTTCGTAATCTCAACCTCGTTGATTTCACGTAGTACAGCGTTACAAAGTTGTAGGTAGTTCATGTGTTACGCCTTGTGCTGTGGGTTGTAGTATTCTTCTACAGATACGATTACTTCCATTGTGTTAGCGGCTTCACCGTATACTGCAATCTTATCTCCCGCGTGTAGGTTAAAGTAACCACCATTTACCAAGTTAGTTACGCTGTGTCCTGACATAGACAGGCCATTTGCAATGTAATGGTATGTGTTATCTTCAGCGTGGTAGAATTGTACAAACACCTTTTTCGTGGCGGTATTGTTGTTACTGATGTGTAGATACCGCGTGATTGCGCCGAAGTTAGCAGGGCAGGTGTATACTACCGTTGCATTTGCATCTGCAGATGTAGAAGATATGGTGTAACCTTGCGTGTGAAATTTGGATTTACTAAGGTCGGGCACAACTACACCTTGCGATACTTGCGTGTTTTTTTGGCTATTTTCTTCGGCTGTTTAGCTACCTGCTTACCAGCTTTCGTAGCCTTTCTCTTTGCGCGAGTGGTCGCGGCGTATTCCTTCGCAGAAAGGGACTTGATTGCCTTTGCCGGAAGATATCTTTCGCCCGTCGCTTTCGGGCCTTGAGTAGACGGCTTACCGCTTTTTGTGCGCCACTTCTGTTTTGTCCACGCACGTAGGCTCCTTTGTGACTTTTTAATAGCCATTAACTTTCGCTATCCAATACTTTAAGCGCGTCCAGCTTGTCTTGAGCATCTGCCCAGCTTTGGACCGCTTTATCCATTTCTTCAAGCAAATCCGGATGTTCACCGATAGCAGTAGGATTTGTCGTGTAATTAGTGTATACAAAGAGTGCATCTTTTTTTTGTGCCTCGTACTTATGCTTCAGGGCTTCAAAAGCTAATCGTTTCATTCGGTTCTCCCTGTCAAACATTATACACCTATATTACATAATTTGCAAGAATTATTTTCTTGACTTCTCTATGGCTTTAAATGTCTCACGTAAACTAGGAGGTTTTTCATTCTTTGGGTCATACTTGCACTGTATTTCTTTTGGGAAATATTCGCTAGTATCTAACCAGACATTATCTACCGTATTGTTAGCACCGTGATATATACACAGTCTTTCCCCGTCTATAGTCTGACATCCCTGTAATCTGCATATTACGTATTCGGGGGTTGCGTTAGCTGCTGCGCTTTTTAGGAACATCACAAATCCTACAAGCAAACCTGCACCAAGTATTAGCATCACTATCCATGCTACAATCTCTACAAACTTACGCCTACGTTGCCGTTGTTTGTATAGCGTTTCTTGGCGTTGCTTACGAATGGAACCTTCCATACGCACGAGTTCGTCCCATTTGGACTTGCCCATCGTCATGCCAATCCAGTTTTGCAACTCCCTGCGTTGGCTTTCAGCCTTCTGCTTGGCAGCGAATGTTTCCATCGCTTCCTGTTCTACAGACTTACCTGCAAACAGCTTCTTAAAGATAGGCGGGTTCTTGGCTTCCTTCTCCAGCATATCCAAGTCGGACATTGCACCCATCCAGCGAGATAGGTCAGAAGCCATTGCTTCTATGTCACGGCCTACTTGAAAGCCTTTCTTAATTGCACCGAATGCAGCCGATGCGGTAGCCATCGCGCTAATGGGGTCCATCAGTATACCTTCATTTTTTTATCTACTAGTGTAGGAAGGCAATAAGAGGCTACCTTCTTTCCTTGTCTGTGTATTGTTTGAGCGTACCAAACGCAGTCGT